GAAATCCATGGCTTCTTTCCACTCCTCAAATGAGCCTTTTGAGGTAAACGCACTAAATAACTGTGCGGTAGCAGCGGAGGGTGGGTTATGGTCTACTCGATCTGCACGAACTTCTTTATCGCCTACGACGAAGGCTTCGCACTTCTCATCCGTCCAACCAAACTGCCTACGAGCCTTGTCGGCTTTGCTGTTAAATTGCAAATGGTTAACCCAAGTTGTTATGTATGACATAATTTCGTCCGTTTTGGAAAGGGCTACACCCTTTGAAGACATGTACTTTCTTAGTTCGTCTTTGGAAGTAACGGCAGCTAAAGGCACTGTGAACTCCCTGACTCCGTCCCGTGGCAGGTGTAATCGAACGACTACTGCCTCACCCACATCCGAATCCTCCAAACGACGGGTTACATACAGGTCATTGTGATAAATCATTACCTCGACTTCGTCTTCCTGCTTAATCACCCGTTTGAAGATACCACCGTTCTTACCCCTGAAATATGGGTCAGGATATTTAGGAATGATGTAGGTCTGCGTATGCCCTTGGTTTACATAGGCTGGTGAGTCCTCAACAATGTTGTCTTCGTCCGAGGCTTCCTGCACCTCACGACCTAAGACTATGGGGGACTTTATGTTGCCTTTGTTGGGGCAGTTGTCACATCCGCCTGGGTTATATTCCTCAAACTTAGCGCAGGTATAAGGACCACCTTTGATACCACGCACTTTACGATCCGCCATCATGGGGCTGTATTCAGGATGTCCACTAGAGATCTTTTCTATGGCTACGTCAGCATCCACGCAGAACTTGGCAATGGATAGCCCTGCCCTCCACATCGGTTCCGACATAGTTGCTTGGTTTTCAATCACGTATTTAAGCTGCTCGCACCCCTCGCCTTTGACCGTTTTAAGCATGATGGTCTTGAAGCGGTTGGTGTAGTTACCTAGGATAGCCTTAGTTACATCGTCCATCTCGCCACGGGGGATATATGACGGTCTAGCTAGGGCTGGTTCCCCTATAACATCTTTTAGCGTGTCATACTCGAGTGGCTCACCGGGCTCACCAAGTAACTTAACCTCTCTAGGTTCATCGTTTTTGTAATTTAACGTTCCTGGCACACGGAGAATTCGCACCGAATCTGCCGTTACAACGGGGTCGGCAAATAGGTCATGCTCGTCACAGAGCCGTTTTAATTGCTCGGCTAGGGGTACCCACGTTTCACGTGAAACAGGCTCGGTTAAAGCCCAATACGCATGCACACCGCCACCAGAATTAACTAGTGAAGGTTTAGGTAGTTTTGTTGCTTTGCAGAAAGCCTTTAACGCTACAAGCGCTTCCGTCTGTGTTTCATAGGGTTTACCCTCACCACAGTCTAGGTCAATAAATAATGACCTAAGTTGTTTAACGTTTGCAGTCTTCCTGGACTTACCGTCCTCAAACGTGGCTAGTGCGTAATACGCTTCGTAGCCCTCGTCTTTTAAATTGTTGGCAACGTCTACCGCTTGCTCGAGCGTTTGAAAGAACTTTTGTACTGGTTTATCTGAGTTCTTTTTTAGCCCGACTATACAGTAGTATCCCTCGTCTCCAAGGACTTGCCGTAAAAAATCTATGTTGTTCATTAGCCACCCTTGTTAGGTGGGGTGGTGTTACCCACCCCTAATTCTTATTTAAGCGTCATCCCATTCGCCAACTAAGTCTTCTAGTTTAGGTTCGGCAGTAACGGCTGCCTTCTTGGGTGCTGCTTTCTTTGGTTCTTCAACCTCTTCTACCTCTTCCGCCTTTTGAGCAGGTTTGGCGAAGCCGAGTTTAGGTTTGTCCTTAACTCCATCGGTTTGAGCAACGGTCAGTGTAATCGCCGCAGTAGCTTCTGAAGAATCCTTCAAGGTTTGGATTATCTCAAATTCTTCTTCGCTTACTGGACGTACTGGCTTGAATACCAGCTTAGGTGTAGGGCTTGCTGTGTCAAACCGCATCTCAGTAACCACCCCCGTTATGGGTGTACCGTGATTTTTCAGGTGGCGGGCGTAAGCCTGAAGAGGGAGTTTGCCCTTCTCGCCATCACCAAATACCGAAGTAGGTGGCAATACAAGTTGGTAAACTTCCTCTTTGTCGACCTCACCATCAAGCACAACGGCTAAGCGCTGTTGATAACGGCAAGCACGACTATCACCCTGACCAGACCCCTTGATGTTTTGTGGGCAGGTTAAGCAGGTGGCTGCTTGCTTATTTTCTGCCTTAACTTTTTCATCAGGACGTTGGCTATCGGATGACCAGCAAGTTGGGGATACAGCTTCACCTTCGGTGTAAGTACCAGCGTAGTAAATACGGGATACTTTCGGTGCAGCTTTAATAATCACTACATTCATGGAGCGCTCTTCCGAGACACGGTACTCTTTACCGCCAATAAACTCACGGAACACACCACCTTTAATACTAATACGACGAGCGCCTAGACCACCATCACCTGTACCAGCTAGGGCATTTGTAGCCTCGTCTCCTGCGTTCTTTAGGTATGCAGGTAAACCACCTTTAAATAATGTTAAATCACTCATTTGACGTTCTCCTTAAATATCATCGTCAGGGTTGAAGTTAAGTACTGCTTGCTTAGGGTCTTTGTTTGTTACTGTGAGGCTCCCATCTGCTTCCTCTCTTACAAGTTCTCCGCCGCTTAGTCTTCGTAGGGCTGACTCGACTTCACTAATCTTGAAGCGATATACACCGCCCAGTTTTAGCGAAGGGATTAAGTCCTGCCGAATCCATGCACGGACGGTCGATACCGAAACTGAGAAGTGTTTAGCCACTTGCTCTATCGGCACAAACTGTTCATCCGCCATTTAGTTCCTCCTTATGGTTACTGAATATTCAGCGTTTGAATTTAGCCCTGGTGGAAGCAGATCAGGGTTCTCCTCTAAAAAAGCCCGCATATTGGTTTGTTGAATCCGCTTCTCCAATAAGTCAGGCGCACCATGTTCAAGAATAAACTTGTGCATGGATTCCCAATCAGAAGTTGAATACGTAGTCCTTACGGTACGATAAACAATTCCTGCACTAGTTCTTAGGCTCTCTACTCCAGAGTCTTTCATGTGCTGAAGGATTGCACTCTTGACGGTTCGCATATCGTCTTCAATCTTATTGATACGCTCTTCCATCTCGTGAGCTACTTCTGCTTTTTTATCACGCATCTTGATATAAATGCGGGTGAGTTTTTCTAGGGGGATCTCTACCCCTGTCTTGTTTTCTGACATCACATTCTCCTGTTTAAAAATGATAGCGGCTTGGTTTTATTCTCACTATCGGTGTTACTACTGTACTACTAAACTTTATCTTTATCAAGTAGATTGTTGTAAAGTTCAATTAATTTTGTATGATCGTCGATGCGGTTGTCAAGCATTTTGTATAGGTGTTTCTCCGCATTCGACCCCTGCAATCTTACAACTGTTACTGGGTGTTTTTGTCCTGCTCGATGCGCACGTGCATTCGCTTGTGCATATGTTTCTAAGCTAGGAGTCGGCCCCCACCAAATGATTGTATCGGCAGCAGTAAGTGTTACTCCATGTGCTGCAGCTTGTGGCTGAATAATTAAAACTCTAGGATTCTTGCTCTCTTGAAAGCGCTTAAATATATCAGCACGATTTGCTGCGGTTACATCACCGTTAATAACTTCGCTACTAAACCCGTCTGATTCTAGTTTGTCTTTGAGTATCTCAATCGTATGCTTGAAGGGTACAAATATTAATATCTTTTGGTGTGTCTCATCGATCACTTCCCTTAACACCTTATAGCGATTCGCAATATCAAACTCTAGGGTCTCGCCTGAATCGGAATATACCGCACCGCAAGATATTTGTAGGAGTTTGCTCAGTCCAACTGCAGCATTTACCGCAGTAACTTGCTCGCCCACAGCTTGCATAACCAAGCGCTTTCGTAGGGTATCGTAATACTTCTTTTGCTGCGCAGTGAGTTCGACTTCACGGGTTACGTAGGTCAACTCAGGTAGGTCTAAACACTCGTCTTTGGTAAATCGTATGGCTGGCTGAAGCGCTTCAAACACCACTTTATCTGCGTTGGGTTTGTTTACCCATTTGAACTTAGATATTTTGTACATCACCATATCTTTAAAGCTACCAAAGAATCGGGGTACATTCTGTGGGTTAACTAGTTTAGCCAAGCCGTAGGCATCTACTGGCGACTGGGCTGCGGGGGTTCCTGTCAACATCCACAACCATGTATCAGGCTTGAGCAATCGGTTCAAGGTCTTCCATCGTGCAGTCTGTGCGTTCTTGTATGCGTTGGCTTCATCGACCACAATCAAATCAAACCCACCTTCGGCAACCTCTTCTTCAACAATCTCGACACCATCATAGTTAATGATGACAAACTCGGCATCGGAGTTAATGATCCGTTGACGCTTCTCCCTTGAGCCGTAGGCAATATCGACTGTACGGTGCATGGCAAACTTAAACAGGTCTGCTCGCCAAGCCGAGTCCATAATAGACAGGGGGCATATCACCAATACACGCTTGATTCGACCTATTTTCATTAGGTAATCGGCTGCCCATATTACTGAGCCAGTCTTGCCTGTACCTTGTTCGTTAAGGCAGAAAGCCCTTGTGTGTAGGGTTAAAAAAGCTGCGGTGGTCTTTTGATGGTCAAAGGGTTTGTGTAACCCAGGCCAATTGTAGTGTCCCAAAATGGGACTAGGTACGTTCTTTACTTGCAGGTTTTTAAGCACACGGGCTTCATCTAAACCCCACTTAACAGCAACCTGATTCTCCCCAACAACCTTACTCTTTGGAATAAGGGTAGTTACTTTGTTGGGGTTACGTAAATTTAATAGAAGAACCTTATTATCTATGATCTCCATTTATCTCTTTTTTCTCTCACGTTTGCTTGTTTCCGACACTAGATTGCTTTTACTGTCCCTTTTGAAGGATCTATTTTTAGCAGGGGATTGGATCGTGTAACCGTCTTTGTTTTTACCGCCTTTGTCCATGGCTTTTTTATGGGCAACATCTTTACCCTCACGAGCATCGGCTTTGCCGTTACCGTTGCCATCAGGCATCTTTTTATCTACGGTACGTCTAGCACGTTGACGCTCCATGCGATTCTCATGCTCGCCACGAGCTTTTTGTTGCTGGTATTCTTTTTTGTAGGGTCTTGGTTTATTAACGTATGGCATTACTAGTTCCTCCCGTTGTGTGGACACTCGAGAACTAAACAATGCTTTTTACAAAGCCCACTAGGACGAGGGTTCCATACGTCATTATCGTACGAAAACTTCATCCTGTTGTACTCGCTAATCCACTTATGCCACATCTTATCCTGATTTTCAAAAGAATACGAGTCCTTTATGAAGTTTTTGGATATTACAAAAAGCAGTCCAGCTTTGACTTTTTTGACTTGGGGAAAGTGCTTAAAGATTGCAAGAGCCATTAGTTCTAGCTGGTCGGTATCGGCATACTTTGCAGATTTGCCAGTCTTGTAATCCAGCACTCGTGCTTCTTCCCCGTTAATAACTAGCAGGTCAGCAATGCCTCGCCACCATACGTTTGGATCTTTAAATCCGCATGGTT